ATTGTTTTTTTATTGTTTTTTTATTGTTTTTTTATTGATTTATAGTTAATCACTATTAATATTAACTTAGGAAAAATATAAAATATTAAAATATTAAAATATTCAATTCAAATTAATTCAATCTAATAAAATGACCTTCTAATTTATCTTTTGTTAATCCAACAAAAGAGAAAATATCTCTTGTTAATCTATCCTTCATTTCTTTATCTTTTACCGTTATATATTTCATTGAAGGGCCTTTATTTAATTCTAATAAATATGGATGAAAATCTTTATCAAAAATAATATCTCCTCCAAATACTTGGAAAGCAACTGCTTTTTGTAATTTATTTAAATGACAAATATGTCCTTCAGATGCTTTCATTGTTTTTTTCATACAATTTAGTATATTATTCCATAATTTAGAATAATCTGGATTTCCTAAATGTCTTTCTAAATCATATAAAGTTTCTGGATGTGTTTTATAAATATCGGTATCTAAATTAACACTTGTTAAATGAACTTCTCTTTCTTTTGTTTCGCTGGCAACAGATTCATCATAATCTTTATTAGTATAAATACATTTTCCTTGGTTATATAAGTATCCTCCAACTTTACCATTATAACAAACTACAAGAAGATATAATCTAATATTAATCTTTCTATTTTTTAAAACATATAAATCAGGAACATATTCTTGAATTACTTTATAAGACCACATACGAATAATTCTATTATAATTTCCTGTAATTATAATACCTTCTTTCCTTTGAATATTCTTTTTAACTAAATATAATTTCCCTTTTTGGTAATTTTCTTTAAATATTTTCATTTCTTTTTTATCATTGATAATATAACTTTCTGGCATAATTGTTGAAGCTTCCTCTCTTCCATAATAATCTCTTAATATTTTCCACAAATTATTTTTACTTGCTATTTTATCACATCCACTTATAGCAAATATTCTTTTATTTTTTGTAATTTGTTTTGCACGTAAAGATTCTAATTCCCCTTCAACATAATTATATCCGCACGGCATATAAATATCCCAAGCAGACGCATCTTTAACAATCCCATTATCATCAAATACTTTTTGAATGTTTTCTTGTAATTTAATTGTATTACATCTATTATATGTTATATTATTTGTTATATTATTTGAGTTTTCTTCTTGTATTTCAGATAATTTATTAGTAATTAATGGAACAATATGTAATTTTTTATAATAAAAAAAATATAATTGATATACAATACCAAGAATTATAATAATAATGAATATTAATAACATAGGTTGAATAATTTCAACTAATTGCACTTTTTTTATATTATTCATTATTTTTATTATTTTTATTATTATTATTATTTTTATTATTTTTATTATTATTATTTTATGATTAAAAATATATTATTAATACACTATTATTAATACACTATTATTAATACACTATTACTATTATAATACATAATTAGAAATCGTATTTTAGTATTTTAGTATTTCATTGTCTAAGAGTATTATTTTTTTTTAATATTTTTATAATAAGAATTATTTAAAATGTAATGATATTCACTGTTTGTCATTAAATTACCTAAATCTGATAACTGTCTTTCTAATAAAATCCAATTATCAAAAGTCATTTTCTCTTTTTCAACTAAAATAAAAGATGGATTATCTTTTTTTATTTTATAGCAAGAAATACACAATTTGACACAATTAGAAATAAATGATATATGAGAATGAAATTTCATATCATCTTTTTTATATAATCTCCAACGGGTCAATACCATTTTATTATATGTTTCATCAATTCCACATGATTCACAAGCAGTAATATATTTTTTTTGACGTTGAACGATAGAACTGAAAATCATATCCATTTTTTGAGAAGGTGGGTCGATTGGATTTGGTTCGACGAGAAAATACTTTAATATAAAATCCATTTTGGTTAAAATTTGATTTTTAAAATATTTAATGTAAAAATATTTAATGTAAAAAATAAATATACTCTAAAAAAAATCAATTTTTATCTCGAATAAACAATTTGATTTTTAAATATCATTTCATCAACCGTATTTTTAATAACATATTGAAATACTTTGTATGATAAATTATAGTTGTGTGATAGTAAAATAGAATATAATATTAAAATTAAATTTGTAAAATTCATTTTCCTTATAATTGGTTTTCTTGTATCCGGATCCATAATATATATATTTATTTTTAATAATTTCTCATTTTTTTTTGATTTATTAACACATTTTTTATCAGATATTTTTCTAATATTTATAATTAATTTTATTAATATATCTAAATTATCATTAATATTATGATAATTAATATTATTCCAGGTTAAAAAAATAATATTTCTAATACCTTTACAAGATACTATATATTGAAAAATATTATTAATACAAATATTATCATTCAATATTATATTAATTTCAGAGGAAGTTGATATTTTTTGAAAATCTCTAATAAATCTATTTGTTTTTAAATAACCAGATAATTGGTATATTTTTCCATAGTCTTGATAAAGAGATTTTATAAAATTAATTATTGGTTTAAACCTCTTAACTAATTTATAAACTTGTCTAATTGAATGTTCTTGATTACAAAAAGGGCATTTAAAAGGTTTTACGATATTAGAATCGTCATTAAAATATAAATCCATATCTCCATTATCAGTATAAGTAATAGTCTGAACGAAACATTGAAAACATATATAATGCTTACATTGATATAAAAGCAAGTCATTAATCGAACATTTATTCATACAAATATTACAATTAAAATGTTTATTTTCTATTGGATTATTATATTTTAATTCATTTAATATTGGTATTTCTTTTGATGCTAATTTTTGTTGTATTGGTGGGATTATAAGAGTTGTTTTAACAGAATCTACAATATATTGTCCAGTTTCCATATTATTAGTATTACTATTTATATAATCATTATAATCTTTTATAAATTTGATAGATGGACTAATATAAAGAGATTTTATTGAATTATTCATATTAAAATACATATCATAAGTTTTTTCATCTAAATAAAAAACAAGATTATCTTTCAATTTATCATTATTTATATATATATTTCTTAAAATATCAATAAAATTATTTTTCCCATTTAACCATTTCGCACTATAAAAATAATTTATTATTAAATCTGTTTGACTATATATTAATTTTGAAATTATAAAACTAGAAATTTTATCCATGCAATTATTAACTTTAAAATAATCTATTAATTTTTTTAAATTTTTATCTATTGATGAATATGTAGCAATACTTATTAAAATATATTCACATTCATCAATATCTACAATATTTTTTTCTATATTTTTTTCTATATTTTGATTACTTATAAAATTAGACCATAATATTGTATTATAACCTCTTGTATTCCAATAATTATATTCTATTATTGACAGAGCAATGACTTTATATTTTTTACCATATTCTTGTTTTTTTTTAATTTGTTGCATCATTATTGTTGCCAAATTTATATTTATAACAAAAATACGACCATATAAAGTGCATTCTATATGATATAAATCTGGTTTATCATCTACTATTTTTTTTTTAATAATATCTATTCATATATTATCAAATCTAACAATATCTGATCTATTTATTATTATTTTATTAGTATAATTTACACAATTATAGAATGAATTTTTTTTCTTTTCTAAAATGTTTAAAATATTGTCCATATTAGAATTTTTAATTATATTACTAATTAAATGATGATGATTTGTTTTTTTATTACTTTTCAATTTATCTTTTAATTTTGTATAAATATATGATGCGTTTGGTAAATGTATATCTTCATATTGATTGATATTCTTATTATTTATTAAACTTTTAAATTTTTCCAAATTAATCGCAATAGAACCTTGTGATTTTAGAATAGGTTTATCATATTTATAAATTATAATTTTAAATAAATCACTATTTAATGCGTTTATATGGTTCCAGTTTGTAATATCTAATTCTGAAATATCATATACACAATAATTATTAATTTTTTTAGAAGAATTCAAAATATTGGATTGGTTAAATTTAATATATTCATTGAATGTTTCTAATTCAATATAATCTTTAAATATAATTTCATTTTCTTGATAATTTAAATATCCAATTGTATTTTTAATATTCATATTTAAAAAATAATAATATATTTACTATATTTACTATTTTACAATATACATATATCTTTAAGTAAGTTATCAGGTTTTATTAAATATTGAATGAAAAAATGATGAAAAAATGATGAAAAAATGATGAAAATAAGATTTAACTTAATTATTTAATATCTAGAAATAACGTCTAATGATTGCCATGTTGTAGATGGAGGTCCAGTAGGAACAGCACAGAAATTATATTTGCGGTTACAATCAGGTAAATCATCATTCTCTTCTGGATGTCCAACCATTTGTTCTTGAGGAACAACAACACATGGACGATGATTATCTTTTGACATTAATTTAGTATCAATTTGATAATCATATGGGATTTCAACACGGTCTTGGGGGTTTCTACATAACCATTCCCAACGATTCCATCCAGTACCTCTTAAAGTGCAAGGAGGGTTAGATAATCTGGTATCTGTAGTAGCACTAAAGCAATTATCAGTTTTAATTGGATTTTTGCTGTGGTCGATACATACTTTTGCTGATTTTTGGCATGGAATTCCAGAACCTGTCATTGCTCCACATAATTCGGAGGCATTAAGACCTGGCATATATTTACGTTCTGGGCAATTACTTAAATTACGGGTAATACCCATTAAATCACTATCAACATCAATTAAATGATTATTACGACTAATACTGGCACCTTGTCCCTGAAGTCTAATTCTAACATCAGTTGGGTGACAAGGTTGGCAAGAATTTGGTGGAGTTGTTAATTGATAAATACCAGGTCCAACAGTTTCTGCTAAAACTTGTTCATAAGCACAAGTATCATAAGGTAATCTTTCAAAACTCATATTATTATTTTTTTATGTAAATTCTAATTAATAAATACTATTACAATTAAACAAGATTTATTTTATTATTATTTTATTATTATTTATACTTTATTTAAATTTTCATCATTTACTTCATTTGATTTAATTCTAAGATTTCTAATTGGTCTTTTTTTCTTTAATGTTGTCTTCTTATTAGACTTATTATTTTCTGGTTTATTCATATTTTCAACAATATTTGCTAAATCATCTAATGGTTTATTATTTTCTTCATTATTCTGTGGTTCTTCTTCTTCATTCTGTGGTTCTTCTTCATTATTCTGTGGTTCTTCTTCATTATTCTGTGGTTCTTCTTCATTATTCTGTGGTTCTTCTTCATTATTCTGTG